ATCTGTAGGGTTGTTGTCTGATGGTGGTGCATACTTAGTAATCATCTGAGCAATGTTACCATCAAACTCATTTAACTTTGATCTAAGATCAACAAACAAAGCTCTTAGACCCATTTCTGGAGAGTCAAATATTACATATGGTTCACCATTAGCATCATAGTAAAACTCACCTGTCTCACCAGCATAGCCCTGACCAGCGCGAATGTTTCCAGCATTGTTATATATAGTTGTCATTTATTAAAACGACCTAACAGCATCATATAATTGACCAGCAAAACTGCCGCCAATAGTAGGTTCAAACTTTACTTTACCTGTTCTTCTTTGTTCTTCTAACTGAGCTAATTTCTTTGGGTCAATAGGCTCTGGCAAGTCTACATCCACAGCACTTTTTAACTGCGCTACATCAACTATAACTTGCTGTGGAACATTTACTTCTTGTGGAGAGCCGCCTCTTGCAGCCGCTATAAAAGGAACCATCATGCCGTTAGACCTACGTTCTACAACCATGTACCTCATGCTGTCAGTAGGAGTTCCACTGCCTTGTAATGGCATTAGAACTAATCTATCTTGCGGTGGTAAATCAACAAGCCCCTGACCTACTACAAATTCAGAATCATATTTTGTTAGATTAAAACGCTTATTAGGCATTCCATATTTGTCAGCTACTAATCTGTTTAAAAAACTAACAACCTGTAACCTGTCATCTTTATTAGGAAATATAGCAGACAATGCTTGGCGTGATCTGTTTACGTTTCCAAATTCAAAATCTTGCACAACCCCTTCTGTTTCTGGATACAAGTCTTCAAAGAATGATTTTGTTAAACCTTCAATCGTTTCTTTGCTAGCATTACCTGCTACTAAATACTCGACATATGGTAGCAAGTCTTTGGCAATATTAGGGTTGACTGTATCGCTGCCAAAGAACGGAACATCTGTTGTTTGTTTAACAAGAAAATCATTAAGTCCATCTGGAAACATTGCTGCCATTTTTATGCTTTGAGCCGCTTTGTCTTGATGTTGTTGGCGCACATCATCCATAATTTGTGGTAAATTATCATACCCTTGGAATCTAGCTACACCTAACACAGCATTAAAAAAACCTACTTCTGATGAAGTTAATTTAGAATTAGCCCACATGTTTGTAGCTGCTTTACTGCCATCCGTAGACAAAACGCGACTAAACTGGTCATAAAGAACCATTAAGTTTTGCTGCGCTTCTGGAGGCATAGGCATTCCAGCATAAAGATTTTTCATATAGCTTTGCAAAGAATCAGGCAAAACATTTGAGTTTATTACGCTTTTGCCCCAAGTGTCTCTAGTGTTAACAGCTTCAGATGTAAGGAAAAACTGTTCGTTTCCTTGACCTATTGTATCAATAATAGCATCGTCCATAACCTCTGCATGTTTAGCGTTTGTGCTATGGCCTTGCCCATTACCAATTTCTTTTCCCGCTTTTATAGTTGAATTAGTCGCAGTGTTAGCAGCCTCTACTCTAGCTTTATCAACATTAATAGCGTTTCCATACCTAGCCATTTTAGCGGCATCAACACCAATATCCATTGTATCAATAATTTTGTCAGCTAATGGTTTTAAACTATCTGGAACCCTGCCATATTTCCCAACAGTGTCTATGTATTGCATTAAGTCTACAGACTGCTTTGCTGTTAAACTAGAAGTAGCAACATCAAGAAGAGAAGTAAGAAGAGATTGACGCAAGTTCTTAATAGAAGACTCTGTTGCAGTCACACTGATTGCAGCATCACCTAAAGATGGGTCACTTAATGCAGACGTTTCTCTTGAGTAAGATTTAAATGCAGCAATTGCCCCATCAACATCTTGATCTAACAATCTTGCAGCAATATCTCTATCAACTGTTTGTCTTGATTCAGTTAAACCAGAAAGAGATTCATTTCTAAAAGCTAAATCTTGTTCTTTTTGATCTTTTTCAAGTCTGCTTTCAGACGCTAACTCAGCATTTTGTCTGTTAACAATTCTTGCTTGTACATCTGCAAGCTGCGTATCTGCAAACTTCTTAACTTGATTAAATATTTTTGTAGTAACAGGAGGTTTACCATCTGAAAACTCTATTATTTCTGAGGTAATAATTTCAGAGGCAAGGTCTTGCAAAGGCTTTGGCAAACTTTCAAGCCCCACTCCGTTTCTGCTAAGAACGCTTCTAAGATTATTAACATCAACAGCCTCTAACTCTTTTGTTCCCTCAACCAAGCTTGATATTCTTGATACTGTTCCGCTTATTCTAGCTTTAAATATTTCCTGTTTATATTCTTTGTAAAGCCTTGGATTCATTCCTTTTGGATCAGAAAGTCTTAAATCTTCTATTCTTTTTAATAATCTTTGTTCATTTTCTTTAGCGGCTTGACTAGATGCTTCATTACCAGCACCCCACAAATTAACTAAATCTGCTAATCCGCTTTCAAAATGACTATCAAAGTCAACAAGTATATTTTCTTTTTTTCTTACTGCCTCTTGCTCTAATAAATTAACTTTATTAGAAGCAAGCAAACTAGCCCCAATAGAAGAAATTACACCTTGGAACCTAGGGTCTACATGCTTTACAGACTCATCAATAAAATTGCCTAATGAGTCAGCAAATAATTTTTCAGCGTTTGGATTATCTTTATGTTCGATATAAAGTTCTTTAGCTTTTAACTTAAAGTCTTGTTCTATCTGGCTAACATATCTTGATTCAATAACTCTCTTATAAGCTTTTTGAGCAATAGAGCCAAACTCCTGTGGAGGAGCAAGCGTACTCATTAAGCTCATTTCTGGTAAACCTGTTGCTGGATTAATAGATCGCAACGATCCTAACTCTTTAGAACGAGCTAAATCTTCTCCAGCCTCAAGTGCTTTTTGTTTTGCGCTGCGAAAAGACTCTTCAATCATTTGGTCAGCAATTTTGTTGACCCCACGAAATACAGCACCCGCGCCAGTGTTTGCTCTAACAACACCAATAGGAGAGGCAAAGGTTGTTCTTTGTTGTTTAATTACAGCCAACTTAATCTCCTATCCTATTTTAGTTTGTTGACTTCTATAAAAGCCACCAACAATAGCACTACCAGCCCCAAGATACCCAGCCATCAATGCGTTTCTGCCTCTAGCTTGAGCCATGTTAGCTTCTTGTATTTGCTGTGATGCTTTCATTACACCACTAGAAGTTATCTGAGCCGCATCTTTAGTAGCTATATCTTCTTGTGCTGTCATAAAGTTTCTTAAAGATCTGTCGCTAGGATCACGATTAAGAAAAGCAAAGTATGCAAGATTGTTAGCTTCTGCTTGCTGAAAGTCACGCAGTCTTGCGTTAGACTTTTGGAACGCCTCTATCTTAGTCTGCCTTGCATTCAACTGCATTTGATACTTATCGTATGCAGCTTCATTAGCTTTGGCTCTACCTTCTTGAATAGACGATATTACTGATAATGCTGTGCCAATTGCTTGAAACATTAGAATGCCACCTCTGCTACTAAACCATTAATCTGTAATGCTAATGGCGATATTTGTGTAATCTTAACTGTCGGGTCAGTGCTGTATCCAAGCAATCTAAACTCTTCTTTACCAGTAACAGGCACTCTAGCTGTACTAAAATTACTGTTTACCTGCCTAATAACAAGCGCAGTACCATTAACTGAAACAGATAACGTAGAGTTTAAGTCTAATATTACCCTGTTAATCGCTCTAGGTTGCCCTGTGAGTGGCCCTCCGACTACTTGGGCATCTACAGGTAGTGTTTCTGCCTCTACGTTGAATGAGTAGCCAATCTCGGCAGATGTTATTTCTTGAACTGCTGACACATCTACATTCCCGCCAGCTACTGTAAACGAGCCAAGGTAGTCTGTGCCGTTTACTACGTCTACTACAGCACCATTTGCAAAGTGACTAGACACTCCAAACACGCCAGCAGTGCCTGTAAACTTATCTGAAAAATCTAAATTGTATTCACTGTCCATTTCAGAAAGAATAAACTTCTGAGTATCGCCGCCTTTGTCATGTTGCATTACAAAGAACACACGATCATCAATTACACACACAGAATGAAACTTGCCTTGTGTTGTAAACTCTGACCAGCCAGCACGTTCTTCTGATCTATTAGATGTAAAAATAGCCATATTACCATTTCTATTTACAAGAAATGCATAAGACTCTGGTCTATTTATTGCGCCACTAAGAATGCCCATTTGAACTGGATCAGTAATTAAGTGCGGTGAAAGTGTACTTATACCTGTAGATACATAAGCCCCTTCAGCATCTGAGTATATATATTCCCTAACAACCGATCCTGTTTTCTGCACAAACAAAGTTGCTCCATCAAATGGCTGTGGCTTTACAGAGCTAGAGCCATAAGGAGTCTGCCTTTTAATCTGTGCATTAGTAGGCGTAATTGGTTTGTCAGTAAATGCAGGTATGTAAAACTCACTGGTGCTACTAAATATTTGCAGATCACGATTAGATACAATGTGGCGTATAGTATTTATTTCACCAATACTAGCAGTCAAATCAAGAGCATCATTATCAGCACCATCGCCTACATCAAAATTAAAGTAAGATGCAGATTGACTTGCCCATATTCCATCTGGCTGCGCTATTGTACCAGCAAACCAAAGCCTGTTTTCGTGAAACGCTACAGCAGCGGGGAACCCCCTGTAAGAACTATAGGACTGTTCTTCCCATTGAGTTGTTGGCGCATGAGTAGTTATTTTAATACTACCACCGCCTACAGAAGATGCGTTTGCATTTGCACCACAGGTAACTACAAAAACATTTTCATCAATTACTTCTTGTATTGTTCTTGTGCCGTTAATTTGATTAGCAGCAATACCGCCAACCGCGCCAGCATTACTTATTGTAATAGAATCATTAACTTTTAAACCATGAAGGGCAAATGTAACCTCTACATCAGCAACACCATCAGTAGTTTCTATTGCATCTGCTGCAAGTCTAGCTGTTAGCGAATTAATTATGTTGCCAGTAGCAGATGTAGATGATGCTACAGCAGTAATTAATATTTCACTTTTATGGTATCGTAACCTTGTGCCTACATGAGCCGCATTAAAATATGCCGCACTTGTTGTAAGTGTTTTGCTGTTGCCAGATGTGGCATTAACGTCAAGCGTCATGTCAGTTGGGTGAAAAGAATAATAAGGTTGATTAATTCCAAACTGATCTATTCTTGTATCAAAATTAAAAGTGCTAACTTCAAAGGTAGTTAGTCCTGTTCTTACTAATTGCCTAACCATAAAAGTTTGGTGAGCAATAAACATAATATCACCAGATTGAGCATAGGTAAGCTCTTCTAGTATATCATCTCCAAAAGGCAAAGCCGCAGAGCTAGTGTCAGTAGTAATTGTTTGTATTAAAGATACCGCACCAGTTGTAGGGTTAATTTGAAAAATTCTAATTTTAAGATTTTCAAGAGATATTATATATCGCTCATCATCAGAAAATATAAATGGAACTAATCTATGCTGCATCTTAGTGCCAGCAGCATCTACAGTTGTATCAAACTCATAGATACGCTCAGTGCCAAAGCGTCTAAGCAAGCCACCCTCATTACGCAAGAAAAAGTTTTCTACTTTTTTTGCTGCGGCATTATATATCTTAGTGTCAGTTCTTGATGTTAAAGAAGGGCTTACTTCACCAAACTGAAAGTTTGCTAACGGCACACGGATTCTAGGCATTAACTAAGCCTTTCAGTACGAAACCTCGATGTCACAAGCTTCCTTGCGGTTTGTTGCTGTGAGTCTAAGCTGCGAGCTTTTGCCATTGCTTGCGCTGCTTGCCCCTGCATTAAACTAGCAAGTGCTGCATCTCTAGCAATAGATGTTGCAAAAACCACAGCTAATGAATACTCAACAGCTAAAGTAAAGTAAGAAGGCCAAGTTTCTTCGTTTGCTCTAAAAGAGTAATCTGCAATAATTACATCGGCATCTGATGTATCTGCAAATATTTTTGAGCCATATATTTGATATTCAATTTGCAATGTTCCTGATGTAATTGCATGAACCATTAAACAATCATCAGGTAGCTGATAAGCATTAGTATATCTACCAGTTGGCTTGTCAGTTAGAAGATTTAATACAGATTGATTAGTAGCAAATCGCCAGCGAGAGTTAACTAAAGCAGCCCTTGCTACATCCTCGTACATATTAACAGCCACCAAAGCTTCAGTGCTTGACTCTTCAAATGAAGTAATCGGGTTCGCGCCAATAAGGATTAAAGCGCGACTTGATATGTCGATTGCTGAATCAGCGGTGGTACTAACTAATGCCATGTGTGGTTAGGGGAGGTAAGTGGGTGAACTTAACCTCCCCTACTCCTTTAATCGCCGTCTGTTTCAACTATAGCTGTACCATTAGATACATCTACAACAGAACCAGTATTGGAAAGCACACTAACAAAACTTGTTGTTGGTGTGTTTGTATCAGCTACCATAATAACATCACGAACATTAAGCATGTTTGCTGCGCTATTAAAATAACCCTCTGTGTTTACAGTGGCGATAGCATCTGCGGTAGTGTAAAACCACAAGTTGCCATTTGATGCCCCCGCAAGACGAGTAAGACCAGATGCTGCGTATGCCATGTCTAATCCCCTTCCTAGTTATTATCTAGCAGTTCGTAAACGCCGTTGTCATCAATGACAGCAGAACCCATAGACATCATTGATGTCGCTAGATGCGCTACCTTCTCAGGAACGTAGTTTAGCTCAGTTGAAACATCAGCAGTAATGCCAAGTCCTACAGCAGATGTGTGATAGCACATGTTCTTGCCACCAGTTACAGCAGATGTAGAGAAAATCTTGAAGCCAAGAAATTCTTTCATGGTCATTCCACCAGCGAATGGTAGATTTTGCTCACCAACAAAGTCTGAAGATGCGAACTCATTGATTGCAAACAAGTCAGCATAACCTGCTGGGTGCATTGCAATGTAGCGTCCACCATCTTCTGGGATGTTAGCAGAACCAAAAGTCTCAAAGACAGTCAGAAGATTTGCCTTAGTAACGGCTGCATTAGTTGCGCTAATCTGTGTTGAGTTAGCACCAGCGTCCATTGCTGTAATAAGGATTTCATCAGTCTTACGACCTAGAGCAGCAGCAGCAGACTTAGCTACAGCTTGACGCTCATCAATGTTTGTCTTCAGTTCGTCTAGCTTGTCGATGTACTCGGCAGCATAGAAATCAGACATTGTTGCTTCTACGGTTGTATGCGCCAACTCCATAGGAGTTACCATACCGTTGCGTGATTTAGTTGAAGCAGAGCCAGCACCGATTTTTTGAAATCGTACTACTGATCCAGCCACATTGCTTACTGTGCGTACAGTGTTCCGCAATTTAGAACCCATGCGCTGATAAGCCATGTGAACCTCTGATTCAAACTGTTTGATAAAGGCGGTGTCAATTGTATTCGCCATTTTACAGTCCTTCTCTTTAAGGTTGTTGAGTTACATTCTCTGCGGTTATCTGCTTAACAGCATCATAGCAATTATCCTTGCGGGTCGCTCAGTGTATTACAGGCCGTTTATTAAGATAATAGACATTATTTTTTTCATTAACGCAACGCACAAAACGCATCATCTTATGACCGCACACCTCATGGGTGTCATCATCAAAAGTAAATCCGCACCAAGCAAGCCACATTATTGTGTCGTGATGATCTACAGGAACATAGTTTTCTAATGAGTGATAACCTTCTTGCAGTAAATTAATCACACCTCGGCATCCCCTTAGAAATGGACGAAAGTTATTATTAATAGCACCAGTACCAAGCATCCATATACGCCCACAGCCATCTTCAATCGGCACATTGCCTGTCATAGCAATAGGCTCATTATCTAATTTTAGTGTAAATGTTTTTGCTCCACTAATAACTAAAGGCTCAGTAAGAGCCTCTAGTGGTGTTGCGCCATATATCATGCACTCTCTGCGGTCATTAAACCTTAGATAGTCACAGATTCTTTCAGCATGTTCTGGCACACTATTAACTAACGAAAGCCTGCCAATACGCATAAGCTCCTTATCCATAAAGAGTCTTAAACCCATCTTCTACTTTTTTAACAAAAGCTGGGTCACGCTTAGATGGATCGTGCCATCTAGGGTCAAGCATCATAGACTTTAGTTCTGCTTCGTTTACTTGAGCAACAGGCTGAGATGTGCTTGCTGGCCCTGACTGTTTCATGCTTTCCATAATACGCTCAATAGCCATAACGCCATCTGCTGTTTCACACATCCGTTCTATAGCTGGCAATTCAGATGCAGAAAAGAAACGCTCTGCAAACAACCCTACAGCTTCTGTTCTTGCAGAAGAGTTATCTCCAAGCTTTGCTATTTCTGTATCATAGTCAGGCTCATCAGAGCCTACAGCATCTGCATACATCTTAATGCCTTCGGCAAACTCGTCTTGGCTAAATCCATTTTCAAATGCGTGGTTAGCCCACCAATTAAGCAAAGGATTTTCTGCTGCCTGAGACTCGTCTATAACTTCTGGTAACACATAATCACCTACTTCGTTAGGGCGATTGGCATAAGCCTCTTTCTCAAGCTCTTCTATAAGGTTTGCTTTTACGCTTTCCTCATTGTTACCTAGCTTTGACTCAAGGTTTGAGTAGGACTCAACCATAGCTTCTGGCGTTGCAAACTTTTCTGGCAACCAATCAGGACGCTCACTAGGAGCAGCGTCTGCAAGTAAAGGATCGCCACCTTCGGTAACTACTTCGGATTCTGCTGGTGCTTCAGCTTGCTGTTCTTCACTCATTGTTTTTTACCTTATGTGCATGTTTGATACGAGTTTCTATTAGACCAACTAAATATCTTTGGCCTTCTACATGTCTTAGCTCACCATCGCTTACTGCTGGGCCATTGACTAACTCTATTGTTATAGAACGCAAATATTTAAGAACCTCTTGACCAAGTTCAGTTCCAAATAATGCCGCTGTGTTTATGCTTATTTTTGCGTCTTCACTCTGATTGCGATGAAATCCGTCAACACCTATTGATAAAGGTATATGTTTTTTCGCCAATCATTACTCCTGTGGTGGGGCCTGTCCCATCATTTGCTGCTGTTGTTGCTGCTGTGCCATCTGCTGTGCCATAGCTACAAGCTGCTTTCTCTCTTCTAAATCTCGCACCAAGTTGTCAGGAACACCAAACTTGTTAGCAAGATATGCCGCAGTTTCTTCAGAGTTGATAAGTATATTAGTTAACTCAGGCCCGAATCTTCCCTGCACAAGCTCTAGAAAACGTGCAACGGAGGAAATGTCTTGGTTCGCTTGAGCCTGTGCAAGTGGTGATACAGAACGAACTTTAACTTCCCTGCCATTAATAGTAGGTAGTTCAATGCGTCCTTGTTTTTTAAGTATGTAAACTACACGCTGTAGTACAGGTTGTACCAACTCAGCTTGTAATCTTCCAAAAGCAGAACCAATACGGCGTGACAAATCTGCCATACGCTCTGTAACTTCTGTTGCACTAGCAGGGGTTCTGTCAGGATTACCAAGCATGTCATTGTACAAAGCTCGTTTAATGTTTAAGCGCATATCAGATAAAACAAGATTAGCAACATCAAAAGAGCCAGCAGCTTTAATCGGCTGCAAACCCATAGAGTTCGGGGCTTTCGGTATGACCGTTCCGGGAACAAGATTAATAGTATCTGGGTTAATAACACCGTCATCATCCATTTGATAAATGCCTGAGATTGCCATTTGTGCATTCTCAAGGATTAACTCAATCGTCAGGTTGGTAGTTTTAATCGCACTAAGTGCGTTGATTAAAGGGCCACGCCCATAAACTTCTCCACTACATTTAGACCAACGAAAACATATAAATGGATTTGAACCTACGCCTCTGTAAGTATCTGATTTAATTATTTCTTTTGTAGACATCTCGATTGCGTGAAACAAATAAGCGTCTTCATTTTTTACAGTATAATCTTTGCATACTATTTCAAGTATCTTTGTTTTCTCGTCAGGTGTGTTGTTAATTTTTTTAACAATCTTTTCACCTAATGTAGCCTTAGGGTACATGTTGGGTATGTCAGAAAACCTAGCCTGACGCTCACGATACACATGATCTATGGCATCATCTGGCCCTGTGTCGAGTACAACATGAGGCAATGGTATTGCAGAAAACATTACAGGGTGTATAGAGTCGCCCTCAGATACAGCAAGAACGCCTGTACCTACCGCCAAGTCCATAAACGATTCGTGGACTTCTTGACCAAAGTTAGAGTTTTGGATAACTTCAAATACATACTCTGTGACTTCATCAAGCTCATTATTGATTTCATCTTTTTGTTCTTTCGGAACTTCAGACCCAGCAGTAAAATCCGCCCATCTAGCAAAATTAGGAACCAAGCCCTGCTGCAAGCGCGAGGCAAATTCTTGCACTCCCACCACAGCCGTTTCATCAAAGATTTTATCATCTCTACGTTGACCAATGCTTTCCGCATAGAAAGATTCCCTCTGTGGCAGTGAGTATTCGTAACACTCTTCAAACAAAGGTACAAAATTCTCACGCAGATTTTTTGCTGCCTCATACTTTTTTAAGTACAAGGTAGCAATTTTATCATCAGCATAAGGGCCAGATAAGTTTTCGTTAGGTAAGATCATGAAAGATACTTATTATAAAAACCCATTCCACCGCCAGAACCTTTAATAAGGGAGCGTCTACCTGTGCCGCCCTTGCGTCTGGCTACTGTTTCTTCTAAAGCATCTTGCTTAATTTCTTTTTTCTCAGCAACAGCTTCTTCTCTTTTTTGTTCCTGTTCAGCTTCAGCAGCCTTATCAGGTGGTGGGGGTTTACCGCCGCCTCCTCCTAAACACATAGCAAGTCTCCTTATAATGACTTAATATAAATACTCACAAAACAAACAAGAACGCAACGCACAATTTACATCCTTGCCCACAAACCTTGTCGCTGTCTACCCTTTGGTTTCTTTCTAAAGACATCAAAATCAACCTTTGCATTAAAAGCAACCGCTGGTTTCTGACCTGATATAAGCTGTCGACCCTCACCAGCCCCTAACATTAGATACTGAAGAGCATCATGTATATGCGAATACATGTTCTTATCTGGTTTGTCATCATATCTTTCACCAGAAACCTGTATGCGCTTGTAAGAATACCCGCCCTCAAACCCTTTGATAAGCGTAGGGCAGCGTCTATCAATCATAAATGCTGGCTTTCCGTCTGCCATTTTATTTAAATAAGACGACACAGCTTCTAATCTAAGGTCAACAGAGTTGCTTGGAGCAGGTGTTGCCCTCAAGCCAGCACCTCTAAGTATACGGAATGGTGTGTCTTCGTCAGTCTGTGCGCGGAAGTCTCCAGCCGGATCGCCGTAAATGTGTACATCCAAGTGTGCAAATCGTGTGGCTATCTCTTGGCGCAGCAGTTCTGCAAACCTAACTATGCCCATGTCAATCGCTACAATCTCTGACTGTATAAGCCAGCGTCCACGCACCTTCTGACCAAATACAGCAGCAGGGGTAAGACCAAAGTCAATACCAATATACAAAGGCACACCATCTGCAATAGGTACAGGTTCTTTAGCTATGTGCATATCAGCAGCAAACATTCCGTATACAGGCTTTCCTTCTTGGATTGCACCCAATCTATTCATTACATAAACATCAATCCAGCTTTTTGTCTTACCTCTCACTAGGTTTGTATAATAGGTCTTTAACATGTTGCTGTGGTTTTCAGCCTTTTTATTTGCCTCATAGTCAAGCACGTTGCCCTGATCGTCCTTAATTTCATTCATCCCAGAGGGCTGAGTATAGAAGTTCCAGTTGTCAGGCTTAACCAGCATTCTTGCTTGCTCAATAGGAATATGGTCAGGAACAGGAACCTCACCAGACATAATAGGCCACCAGTGATCTTCTTCTGGCGCATTAGTATCTGCTATAACACCAGACCAGCTAGGCCCACCCTCACGCATAGAAGGAAATCGACCAACACGCATAGTACACGCATCAATAATTGACTTAGGTATTTCCCTAGCCTCGTTAATCCATATGCCAGTAAGCTCAAGAGACAAAAGTTTCTTTACATCTTCCGGCCTATCAAGGGCTAGGAAGATAACCTCAAGCTCTAAGTCTGCTTTCTTTATGTGATGAGTATAAGGAACTGACCAGTGGAACCTGCCCCAATCATCTTCGGGAAACCAATCCAGCCAAGTTTTTATTGTAGTGGTTCTAAGCTGCGGGTTGGTATTACGAATAATTGCCCATCTGCTACGCCTGATGCCATCTTTGTTTGGCTCTTGCTGCAACGCCCTGCGGAACACTTCAACGCAACAAGCAACAGATTTGCCAGAACCAACAGGGCCGCGAATGCCTCGAAAGAAGTTACTATCTTTCATAAATGATTTTAAGACTTCGCCATCAGGCTTGTATTTAAAGTTGGTCAACCTTGTGATCCTTGCCAAACTTAATCATTCGCTCAACAATCTCTGGGCCTATAACAGCAATAACCTTGTCAGCTTCTCGGTCAGTGCAAAATTCTTTTGGGTGATGAGCAAGATGGACTTTCTTTACGACAATGCGTAAAGCGTCACGCTCTTCTTTTTTAAGGGTGTGCATAAAACTCATGTGCGGTATGTCTTCACTTTATCTCGTACCTTTTTAGGCTGGCTGACGAACTGCTTACCAGCCGCACGTCCTTTTCTTTTAGCAGCCGTGGTCTTTGCATATTCCTGCGCCGATAACGCTTTGATGGCTCTGGCAGGAAGATACCTTTCGCCTGTGGCTTTTGGCCCTTGAGTAGATGGCTTTCCACTCTTGGTTCTCCATTTTTGATTAGTCCAGTTGACTAAAGACTTCTGCGGCTTCTTCAAGACGTATATCCCCCGCCTCTAGCTTTATAAGCCTTGGCAAGCATCTGCGCCTTACGCGCTGACCACTGACCAGCACCACCACCTTTTGACCCAGCCTTGATGCGATTGAATAAAGACTTACGCATCTTTGGCTTGGTGTAATTACCCGCTGCGTTAACTGCCACTTTTCTTTTTCCTTACAGCTTTTTTCTTAGGAGCCTTGCCACCAACCCAAGCTTCATTAACTTCGGGCGTGGCTTTGTCATCAGCAACAAGTCTGCCGACATCATTTCTTGCCCTTACAGGCTCGGGAACAACCTCAATCTCATAAAGCCGCCTAGACTCAGGCGTAAAGGTTGCGCCAGAAACAACACGCCCATCTGGTAACGTAATTGTGGGGCCGTCATAAACCTCACCATCATTGAATTGATAAGGCATAACTAACCCTTTTTAACTTGAATTAAACTTTTCTTTTTCTTCTTGTCTTTGTTTTTGTCTGCCATCTTCTTGGCAGCAGCCATACCAGCCTTAGTGTATGGGAACTTCTTACCAGCTACATTAGGCATTACGCCCTCGCTTTCTTTGCTTTGTTTCGTTTGCTAATAGCTCTCGCTTTCGCCCTTGCATCAGACTTTGATGACGCACCCCACGCCCGCAGGGAGAGCAACAGGCGTGTGGGCTTGCCCTTCGAGTCGCGTTCCGGCCCGCTATTGCCTGCCATCCGCGATAGGAAGCTTGATCTTCTTGGGTTGTCCCCCGACTTTACTGGGGCTTTGAGGGTGCCGCCTTTGTAAGAGGCGCGTCCGGCAGCGTTGAGTCCACCTGCTGGGTTCTTTCCCTCTTTTCTTGTCCATGCTGGTGTCCTAGGTGCCATTACACTCTTGCCATCCCGCCGCTTGCATCGCCAATGCTTCCAAGACCTTCAGTGCCACCAACAGAAGTGCCAGCACCTAAACCATTGTTGCCATCACCGCCGCCATTATCATTGTTGTCAAACTTAACAAGAGACTTGGAACGCTTCAAGTTCTTAGCCTTGTTCTCTTCACTAAGCTCGTACTTGCTAACAATAAGCTCGTTGCTGGTATCCCTCGGCCCAAGATCAGGATAACTAGCTCCACCACCTAAACACATAAGACGAACCTCTCACTAAAAAAATATTATCAAACTCGGGTGCGAACCTTTTTGACCTCTAATGTCTGTGGTAGACCACAGTGACAGTGGACACATCCGATTTTCAACCCCCTACCACATTACGCAAGGTCTATGGACACGCTAATATCGCCAGCATGCAAGTGCATATGCTTGTCGGGAGCTTTGAAGCCAGCCCTGTCCAAGATGTCTTTGCTAGCCTCAAGCTGTACATACTCACTCTTAGCTCCCGATGCTAACCTCACCATCTTAGCCGCAGCCACCGTAGCATTGAGACCCATACTCTCACCTATCCGTTGCATCATGTACTGCTGGACATGTCCTGTCCGCAAAGCCTTGCTAGCACTTACTCTACCCGATTCACCTTCAGCATATCCGGCAAGCTTTGCTGCTTCTGTTATGCTACAGCCTGTTGCTACAAGTGTATCCACCAATGCAGTCTGTTTATCGGTAAGCTTCACAATCTCGGTCATCTGTCCCCCCTG